GCTATGTTGATGCGGTACAGGATAAGGACCTGCGCTACCGCGTGACTTTGGCCGAGGGGGTGACCTCTTGGCAGGTGCTGGAAATGCTGCGCCGCGCCGAGTTTTTGGATGGCACGGTTGCGGAAAAGCCGCCCGAGGGCAGCCTTGCGCCGGATAGTTATGAAGTGACACGCGGCGGTGACCGTGCGGCGCTGATCGCGGCGATGCAAGACAAGCAAAGCCGGATTCTGGCCGAGCTGTGGGCCGAACGTGCCGATGGATTGCCCTATGACACGCCCGAAAAGGCGCTGGTTATGGCCTCGATTGTGGAAAAGGAAACCGGTATTCCCGAAGAGCGCAAGCAGGTGGCCAGCGTGTTTGTGAACCGCTTGCGGCAGGGGATGAAGCTGCAAACCGACCCCACCGTGATTTATGGCGTGACCAATGGTGAGGGTATCCTGGGCCGTGGCTTGCGCCAGTCCGAGCTGCGCCGTGAGACGCCGTATAACACCTATGTCATCGATGGCTTGCCACCTACGCCGATTGCCAACCCCGGCCGGTTGAGTATCGAGGCCGCCTTGCACCCCGATGACACGCCATTTGTGTTCTTTGTTGCCGATGGAACGGGGGGCCATGCCTTTGCCGAAACGCTGGAAGAGCATAACGCCAATGTTGTGAAATGGCGGGCGATTGAAGCACAGCAGGGCAAGGCCGATGAAGGTGGCGTGCAAGGTAACTGATGCGAGTGTTAACAGATCGTGAAGGGTGCGATCTGTTAAGGTGTTGATTTAAAGTCAAAAAACTTGACTTACCGCGCGGTCTGCGGTATCACTTGTGACATGCTAGAAGAATTGGGCAAGCGGCCTGGGGGTGACCCCAGTGCCGCTTTTTCAATTCTCTCGTTCGGGCAGCGAGAGGCATGGGCATAAGATCAATGACAGTGAATTTCCTTGGGCTAGACGGGCAGCTGGCAGAATTGCTGGAGGCCACGGAAGAGATGTTCCGCGATGCAGGTTTGGGGCTGGCACGGGCCGTGAAGGCTGCGAAATCGGGCGAGGCGGGCGATGCCAAAGCGGCCTTGCAAGCGGCGCGTGATTTGAAGGCTGCATTCCAACTGGTGATGGATGAAAGGACAAAAATTGAGAAACTCCGCAAAGATACCGCATGTGTTATCGGGGAAGAAATCCTCGACCTTGACGCCGCGCGCGATGAAATCGGGCGCAGGCTGGCTCGCCTCCGCGACGCCGGAGGGGGTGAATGAGTTTTTGGCGGGGCTAAGTGACAATGCGTTGCTGGCCTTGCCGTGGTTGTTTGAATTCTGGGCCTTGCCGCATCAGTTGCCGCCGGAGGGGGCGTGGAAAAGCTGGGTGATTATGGGGGGGCGCGGGGCGGGGAAAACCCGCGCCGGGGCCGAATGGGTGCGCGCACAGGTGGAGGGGCCGCTGCCGCAGGATTTGGGGCGCGCGCGTTGTGTGGCGCTGGTGGGTGAGACCGTCGATCAGGTTCGGGATGTGATGATCTTTGGTGAGAGCGGGATTTTGGCCTGTTCGCCGCCTGACAGGCGCCCGAAATGGGAAGCGGGGCGCGAGCGGTTGGTCTGGGCCAATGGGGCCGAGGCGCGGGTTTATTCGGCCAGCAATCCTGAGAAGTTGCGGGGGCCACAGTTTGATGCGGCTTGGGTGGACGAGTTGGCGAAATGGCCGAATGCGAAGAACACATGGGACATGCTGCAATTCGCGCTGCGTTTGGGGGACCATCCGCAGCAGGTGGTGACGACGACGCCCAAGAATGTCGAGGTTTTGAAAGCGGTGCTGAAGAACCCGTCAACCGTTTCGACCCACGCGCCGACGCAGGCCAACCGCGCCAATCTGGCGGCGTCTTTCCTTGAAGAGGTTGAGCGCCGCTATGCCGGTACGGCGCTGGGGCGACAGGAAATCGAAGGTGTGTTGCTGGAAGAGGCCGAGGGCGCGATGTGGACGCTTGCGGCGCTAGAGGTGGGGCGGGTTGCGCGTGCGCCTGCGCTCTCGCGCATTGTGGTGGCCGTGGACCCGCCGGTGACGGGGCACGCGGGATCGGATGAGTGTGGGATATTGGTGGTGGGGGCCGTAACCGAGGGGCCGCCGCAAACCTGGCGGGCCTATGTGCTGGAGGATGCGAGTGTCAAGGCCGCGTCACCCGATACATGGGCGCGGGCGGTGATTGCCGCGTCAACGCGGCACGGGGCTGACCGTGTGGTGGCCGAGGTGAACCAAGGGGGGGACATGGTGGAAAGCATCATGCGCCAGATTGACCCGTTGGTGGCATACCGTGCGGTACGGGCGACGCGCGGCAAAACCTTGCGGGCCGAGCCTGTGGCGGCGCTGTATGAGCAGGGGCGCGTGCTGCATTTGCCGAATTTGGGCAAGCTGGAGGACCAGATGTGCCAGATGACGGCTACAGGGTATCAGGGCAAAGGCAGCCCTGACCGTGTGGATGCGCTGGTTTGGGCGCTGACGGATTTGATCCTGGATGCGTCAGCCAAGTGGCAACGCCCCACCGTGCGCCCGCTTTAACGCAATTTAATCAATTCAGATCAGATTGATGTCAAGCCGAGGGGGCAGGGATGCCGCCGGACAAAGACAAAAGGAGCTGACCCAGATGGTTTTCGATTTCCTGAAACGCAGCGCGATTGCGGTGCCGGAACAAAAGGCGTCGGCCACGGGGCCGGTGATCAACTACCATGGCACCGGCCGCGTAGCATGGAGCCCGCGAGACACGGTTAGCCTGACCAAGACGGGGTTTCTGGGCAACCCGATCGGGTTTCGCGCGGTCAAGCTGATTGCAGAAACGGCGGCCTCGATGCCGTTGGTTTTGCAAGATTGCGAGCGACGGTTTGACGTGCATCCGCTGCTGGGCCTGCTGCGCCGCCCGAACCCGATGCAGGGACGGGCCGAGTTGCTGGAGGCGCTTTACGGGCAGTTGTTGCTGTCTGGGAACGCCTATCTGGAGGCGGTGCAAGGTGCCGAGTTGTTGCCAGCCGAGCTGCATGTGCTGCGCTCGGACCGGATGAGCGTGATACCGGGGGCGGATGGCTGGCCGGTGGCCTATGACTATACGGTTGGCAACCGCAAGCACCGGTTTGATATGACGACGGGGTTGAACCCGATTTGCCATATCCGCAATTTCCACCCGCAAGATGACCATTACGGGTTTTCGCCGATGCAGGCGGCGGCGGTGGCGCTGGATGTGCATGTTTCGGCCTCACACTGGTCGAAGGCGTTGCTGGATAATGCGGCAAGGCCAAGTGGGGCGATTGTGTACAAAGGCGTGGACGGGCAATCGCAGCTGTCGAATGACCAGTATGACCGGCTGCTGAACGAGATGGCCTCGCACCACCAAGGCGCGCGCAATGCGGGGCGGCCGATGCTGCTGGAAGGGGGTCTTGACTGGAAGCCGATGGGGTTTAGCCCGTCGGATATGGAATTCCAGAAAACCAAAGAGGCGGCGGCGCGGGAAATCGCGATTGCCTTTGGCGTGCCTCCGATGCTGATGGGGATTCCGGGCGATGCGACCTATGCCAATTACCAAGAGGCCAACCGCGCGTTTTTCCGGCTGACGGTGCTGCCTTTGGTAACCAAGGTTGTGGCGAACCTGTCGCATTGGTTGTCGGGGTTTAGCGGCGAAGAGGTCGAGTTGAAGCCCGATCTGGACCAGGTGCATGCACTCGCGACTGAGCGTGACCAGCAATGGGCGCGTGTGGGGGCTGCGGATTTTCTGACGCAGGCCGAAAAGCGGGCGATTTTGGGCCTGCCTGCTTTGGCAGATGAATGAGCTTGCGCGGCAAAGAGGCCGGAGGCTCGCGCTATTTGTACGACAGCTTTGATGCGGCACAAGCGCGGATAGATGCAAACGAGCGGGTGGCCGAGGAACGCTGGTCGGGGCTGGAATACCGATTGGGCCAGATAGAGGGCACGCTGGACCGGCTGGAGCGGCGGATCTGGCTTGGCGTTTACGGGGTTGCGGCCTTTTTGCTGGCACAAGGGGCCGAGGCTGTACTGAATGCGGCAATGAGGTAAGATTATGGGATATATGGATAATCACGGCGCACCCGAGCGCAAGTTTCATGCCCCCGAGGCGGGGTTGATGGTGACAGACGGACGCCTGATTGAGGGCTATGCCAGCCTGTTTGGCAAGCGCGATCAGGGCGGCGACGTGGTGCAAAAGGGCGCCTATGCGGCCAGCCTGAAGGCGCTTGCGGCGTCCAATCGGCGGGTGAAAATGCTGTGGCAGCATGACCCGCAACAGCCCATCGGCGTGTGGGATGAGGTGCGCGAGGATAGCACGGGCCTGTATGTCAAAGGCCGCATTCTGACCGATGTGGAAAAGGGGCGCGAGGCGGCGGCACTGCTGGCTGCGGGCGCGATTGACGGGCTTTCTATCGGTTACCGCACCTTGCGGGCCGAAAAGGATGGCAAAGGCCAGAGGCTTTTGTCGGAACTGGAGCTTTGGGAGGTGTCGCTGGTGACGTTCCCGATGCTTGCCGAGGCACGGGTGGAGGCAAAGGGCGATGCGCTTACCGACATCTGGCACAGTGTGGCGCAGATCTTTGAAGATGCGCGCCGGGACTTGGCCGCGCGTTAGCGGCTTTCACGACTGAAACCCAAAAAGGAAAAGATGATGACCGAGGTAAAGGCTCGGGCCGGGGAAGCATACCCTGTGGCCCACGCTATGGCCCCCAATCCGGGTGCGGAAGTGAAATCCGCAATGGCCGGATTTTTAAAAGAATTCAGCGGCTTTCAGGCCGAAGTGAAGACAGCGTTGCAACAACAGGAAGAGCGTATGACCATGCTTGATCGCAAATCAATGACCCAACGCCGCCCGGCGCTTTCCGCCCATGCGGATGTGGAAGTGCCCCATATGAAAGCCTTTGACGCCTATTTGCGTTCGGGCGATGACGACGGGTTGCGCGGCCTTGTGCTGGAAGGCAAGGGGTTGAACACCGCCGTCAATGCCGAGGGTGGCTACTTGGTCGACCCGCAGACGGCAGATACCATTCGGTCGAGCCTGAAATCGACCTCGTCCATTCGGGCGATTGCGAATGTGGTGCAGGTTGAGGCGACATCGTTTGACGTGCTGATTGACCATACAGATGTAGGGTCGGGCTGGGCAACCGAAAGCGGCCCGCAGGTGGAAACCGGCACACCGACGATCGAGCGCATTTCCATTCCGCTGCATGAGCTGTCTGCGATGCCGAAGGCCAGCCAGCGATTGCTGGACGATGCGGCGTTTGACGTAGAAGGCTGGCTGGCGGGCCGGATTGCCGACAAGTTCATGCGGGCCGAGGCTGCGTCCTTTGTGGCGGGCAATGGTGTCGATAAACCGCGTGGGTTCCTGAACCATACAGCCGTGGCTGAGGGTGTTTGGACCTGGGGTAATCTGGGGTATATCGCGACCGGTGAGGCCGGCGATTTTGCGGCGAGCAACCCTGTGGATGCGATTGTTGATCTGGTCTACGCGCTGAATGCGACCTACCGCGCCAATGCGTCCTTTGTGATGAATTCGAAAACAGCTGGCGCCGTGCGCAAGATGAAGGATGCCGATGGCCGCTTCCTGTGGTCGGATGGATTGGCTGCGGGTGAGCCTGCGCGGCTGATGGGGTATCCGGTGCTGATTGCCGAAGACATGCCCGATATTGCGACAAATGCCTATGCGGTTGCCTTTGGCGATTTTGCCAATGGCTACACCATCGCCGAGCGCCCTGATCTGCGGGTGATGCGCGACCCCTTTAGCGCGAAACCACATGTTCTGTTCTATGCGACCAAGCGTGTGGGCGGCGATGTTTCCGACTTTGCGGCGATCAAGCTGCTTAAATTCGCTGTGTCCTAAACGGCGATTGCGAAGGCCCGACCCTTTAAACGGGGGTCGGGTTTTGGGCGCGCACTTGGGTTCGACCCTGACCCGGGTCGTCTAGCTGCTCCCTCCCGATCGAGCGATGCGGGGTGTGCGCCCAAGTTTTGGCTGACGGTTTTGGGCGGAATTATCGGAGATTTAGAGATGATGTTGATCGAGCAAACAACGGTTCCCACGCAGGCCTTGCCCGTGCAGGCGTTGAAAAACCATCTGCGGCTTGGCACCGGGTTTGCCGATGACGGGATGCAGGACGGATTGGTCGAAAGCTATCTGCGGGCCGCGATGGCCGCAATTGAAGGGCGCATCGGTAAGATATTGATCGAACGTAGCTTTTCATGGCGGCTAGGGGGGTGGCGTGGTTGCGGGCAAGCACTGCCGGTAGCGCCAGTGCGCAGTATCAGCCAGATATCACTGTTCGACAGTGAAGGTGGCGCCGAGGTTGTGCCTGCGTCTTTGTACCGTTTGGTGCAAGATATGCACCGGCCCAAGCTGCAGCCCCAAGGATTCCTGCTGCCGCAAGTGCCGATGGGCGGGGCGGTTGAGGTGACGTTTCTTGCAGGTTTTGGCCCCGCATGGGCCGATGTGCCTGCCGATCTGGCGCAAGCGGTTCTGATGCTGGCCGCCGCGTATTACGAGCGCCGACATGATGGCGGGATGAGCGGCGATGCAGGGCTGCCCTTTGGCGTGGTCACGTTGATTGAACGCTGGCGCACGGTGCGCGTGTTGGGGGGGGCGGGCGTATGAAAGGCGTCAACCTGTCACGCGCGCTGGTGTTGGAGGCACCGGTTGAAACGGTGGATGGCATGGGCGGGATTGCCTTGAGCTGGGCGGCGATTGGCACGCTCTGGGCCGAGGTTTTGCCCGGCACGGGGCGCGATACCTCCGGCGAAGAGGTGGTTCTGTCAACTGTACCTTACCGGATCACAGTGCGCGGTGCAGCGCAGGGGGCTGCGTCGCGGCCTGTCGTGGGGCAGCGGTTTCGAGAGAACACGCGGATATTCAGCATTCTGGCCGTGACCGAACGCGATGACAGCGGGCGCTATCTGGTCTGCTTTGTCCGAGAGGAGGTGCCGGCATGAGTTACGGTGCAGCGGCGGCGCTTCAGGCCGCGATTTACGGGCGATTGACAGCGGCGGCAGCACTTGCGGGTGTGGCGGTGCTGGATGCTGTGCCATCGGGCGGTGGCACTGGGACGTTTGTGCTGATCGGGCCCGAAGAGGTGTTTGACCAGTCGGATAAAACCGGCGGCGGGGCCGAGCATCGGCTGACCGTGGCGGTAATTTCAGACGCGGCGGGGTTTCAGGCGGCCAAGGATGTGGCTGTAGCGGTTTCTGACGCGTTGGTTGATGCGCCGCTGGCGCTGGCACGTGGAAATTTGGTGGGCCTGCGGTTCTTGAAGGCCAAAGCGGTGCGGTTGGACAACGGGTTGACGCGCCGGATCGATCTGAGCTTTCGGGCGCGGGTTGAAGACTAGGCTGATGCCCGTTGGGGCAAGGTGATGTTTTAATAATGGAGATGTGCGAATGGCTGTTCAAAACGGCAAGGATCTGTTGATCAAACTGGATATGGTCGGTGACGGAAGCTTTGAGACGATTGCGGGTTTGCGGGCCTCGCGGATCAGCTTTAACGCCGAAACGGTCGATGTGACGAGCCTTGAAAGCACCGGTGGTTGGCGTGAGCTGCTTGCAGGTGCGGGGGTGAAAACGGCATCGATCTCGGGGTCGGGCGTGTTTCGCGATGCCAGTACAGATGAGCGCGCGCGACAGATTTTCTTTGACGCGGAAATTCCGCATTTTCAGGTGATTATCCCTAGTTTTGGCGTGGTTGAGGGGCCGTTTCAGCTGTCGTCAATTGAATATTCGGGCAACCATAATGGCGAGGCGACCTATGAGATGACGATGGCCTCGGCCGGGGCTTT